TTCGTTGATCTTGCCGTTGCGTGTGAACTGCGTCACAGTGCCCGCCTGTTTGTCCAGCACAGTCAAAAGCCTAACCCCGTCCATTTTGACATCCAACATCTTGACGCCGCTTACCTTCTTGGGTAGGTCATCGCCGTTCTTGGCCAACTGGCAGCTGAACACTGGAATTTCGTATGCACGGCCCGGTTTGCCCATTTCCGCCAGCACCTTGTTGATGGTGGCTTCGGTTACACCGCACTTGAGGTCCTTCAAAATCACTCGGCGGCAGAAATTGTTCCAGATGTACTGAGTATATGTGTCTGCCGCCGCGCTGAGGGCGTCTCGTGCAGCATTGCCTGTGAGCCGGCGTGTGATGAGGTTCTGGCACAGGCTCACAAAGCCCGCATCAGTGCCGGTGGGTTTGAACCCCACTGCGTCAGGCTCAGCAATGAGAGGAACTTTTTTCACACCAAAAGTCACCATGGCGTCGTAAGCCAATTTGGCGCCCGCAAAAAACTCCGTGATGCCCAATTTCCAGGCATCACGGAGGATCTGCTCTTTGTCCAGGCGGCCCGGGGTATTTTGCAGGGCAATCACAACGTCGGCAGCATTCTTCATGTTATTCTCCATTACCTTGCCAGCATACACTATGTCACTGTGATGTCAAGCCTTGACGCGAGGTTTACGCACGTCAGTGTTCAAAACCGGCTGCATTTCAGCCATCAGCACTCGTTCGCGCTCATGAGCGGCTCTCTTGCCGCGCACTTTTTCCAACACGCGAGCGGTAAACGCCTGCGCTCCGTGCTTGCGAATTGCCTCACACAACCGCCACGTCTTGTCTTCACCCAGGGCTCGATTGACATGCTTGCGCCAGCGTCGTTCCAGGCTTTTCTTGACACTGCCGCGATCCACAACAGTGACGCCCACATAAATCTCACCCCGGCATTCCAGGGCATAGACGATGTGGTTGGTATCCACGCGGCGGCGCCGCTTGACAACAGTGGTTTCCGTCATGTCATCATCCTAGCACAAGCTGCCGATCTGTCAACCAAAAATTTCAGTATTTCTCCAACTGTGCCACCTCGAGGTTGTCGAGATACCAGTCCGTGGTGGGATCCCAATAACGCCCAGCGCGGGGATCATAGTAGAGCACACGTCCATTTGCATAGTGAAACGGCCCTTCTAGACCGCTGCGAGGCTGCCACTTGGGATCCAGCTTGCCTATAACGCGATAGCCCATGAGCACGTCTCCCAATGTCTATAAACGCATATTAGCATAAAGAGCCTGCATGTCGACCAAAAACAAGGTGCTGGATAATGATATCAAAGGCTTAGCTGGTCAATGACTTCAACAAGTTAGCACAAAACAGCGTCTGTCGTGTTGTTCGTGGCTGCCTCTGCTACACACATACGCCCAACCCTGCGATATTTTTCCCCAAAAACCAGTGCCATTGTGGTCGACAAATCCTGCGCTCATGCTATTATGGCATCATAGAGCAAGGAAGCAGGCATGTTTGATACTGAAAACACCACACTGTTCCAGGACGTCAGCGCTTTGGAACTGCGCTTTGAAGAGCTCACTGAGCATTTTCAGCATGCCGATCCTCAAGACGAGTCCGCCCAAATTATTTGGGGACAGCTTTGCGATGTTGCCAATGCTATCCAGAACGAAACCCAACGCTGAGGAACCTAGCATGCAGATCACCGTGACCATGACTAATTTTGGAAACGTGGTTTATCAGGGCAACAGTGTCGCGGCCGCGCGCGAGCGGGCGGTGGCCACTGGGTTTGAATGCACCTTGACCATGGTAAAACACACAGGAGACGTTTGCATTTGGGCCTGGAGCCCTGTTGGCGGCTGGAGAACCTGATATGGATAACAAGTTTCTCAGCATTCTCGCGCTGGCTCTTCGCCCGGAAACCGGTGCAGGCGAAGCTCAGGCTGCCTTGAACGCTGCCCGCCGCCTGGTGGCAAACCAGGGTCTGGAAAAACTCCTGGGCAGCCTAGGCAATGAACGTGTGGTGGAGAAGGTTGTCTATAAGAACCGAGTTGTTTATCAACGCTTTGCTAGCTCCCATTCTCAAATTTTGACCGTCACGATCATGCCCAGATTTCAATTCAGCATGATTGAGAAAATTTTTCAGGATGCCGTGGAATGCCAGGTCAACGTGGAAGTGCTTAGTTGCCATGGAGTCGACGGCCAGGCTGATCAGGGCATGGTGATTAAACTCTCAGTCACTGGGCCACTAAGCAACATCGCGGTCTATCAGTCACGCTTGCAGGGTTACGTGGATCAAGCCCTCAAGAGAAATTCCCAGACCCCAGATACTGGCACCAGCACCCACCCCATGGACACAAACCCCAAGAAATCCTGGTGGCGCCGCATTTTTGGTTGACGTGACCTTTCGATATGCTATTATGACGGTATAGAGAGACACTGTTGCCAAGGAGCGCTTAATGACCGATGTTGTTGCCCGCCGCCGAGCCATTGAAATTCGCTGCGATGAAATTTTTCGCAAGGCCCAGGCACTGTATGGTGTGGATCTCAGCAAAACGGCTATTTTGTTTAACCTGCGTGGCCGCGTTGCTGGCATGGCCTGCTGCAAACGCAATCGTTTCATCAACGGCGGCAAAGCCCATGATCTGTGTTTGCGCTTCAACTGTGACATGATTGCGGGCGACGGATACCAGCACATCCTCAACGATTGTGTGCCGCATGAGATTGCGCACCTTGTTTGTTATGCCAAGCCCGAACTGGGCAGCAACCACGATCGCGGCTGGCAGCGAGTTTGTGTGGCGCTGGGTGGCAATGGCCAGCGTTGCCACACTGAAGATGTGGTGTATGCACGGGGCAATACCTACGAATATATCACCAGCACCGGGGCAAAGATACAAGTTGGCGAAAAACACCACATCAAGATCCAGGCTGGCGCAGTGCTGGCTGTTCACAAACGTGCTGGTGGTGGAAAAGTGAGCCGCGCCAGCCAACATTACATTGTGGGCATCAACGGTCGCAAAGTTCATGAGCCGGTTATTAACCCGGCCGCAGCACCCAAGGTTGTGTTGCCCCCCGCGGCAGAACCACCACGGGCAACTGTTGTTGCCAAGACCGGTGTTGCTCGCACGGTTTTGGTTCGTGACTGGATCCGCAAAATGGCATCTCAAGGTCGCACACAGGAATATTGCGAAATCATGTGTGGCTTGGTTTTTGGTATGCCCAAAGCCCAGGGCAAGAGCTATGTTCAGACTCAATGGGTTCGTGCCATGACTACCCAGGACTGAAAGTCCAAGCTCAGCCGCTTGGACTTATATGGGGCTGGACCTAGTCGGTCCCGCGCCCCATATATTTTTTAATTATCTATCTGATACATTGCGGTAAGGTTGGAGCCATGAACATATCTCCCGGCATGAACCAGGAGATAAGAAAATGCAATTCTGCGTATAAGGCAGTTTCCATGAACGATTTTCATGCCGGCCTTTCAGCCCGGGGCGGTTGCTCTGTACCCCGATAACATGCTATCTCGGATCTAAATTAGATCCAGCAGCGGCGAAGTTTCACAGGATACCGTTCAACCTGTGAAACTCCTGATGGTTAACTACGACAGTTAGAGCCATCCCTTGTAGCCCACGCTTCACGTGGTGTGATGATTTTGCAATGCCCCTTCTGCACAGGCATTGCGTATTCCGGGCTCGAGCTGGCGACATTTTGTTCGCGGCAGGCAGCTGATACTTCCCGGTCGAGCGAGTGATGCGCTCATTTGTTTGGGTTCCTGATGCGCCAGCATCCCTTCCCCAAGTGGGCCAATACCACCATATCGTGTCACTATGTGTTGTTGTGGGAGTGTAGGCTTGCGTGTGATGTCAGTCAAGAAGAACCCCGGGATTTACCCGGGGTTTCTCACTCGAAGACGTCGCGGTATGTTAGCGACGGCTACCAGTGCGAGCCTTGCGGCGGCCCACTGCGGCAGGAACCAGGCTGTAAACAGCTCGCTCAACGCCGTCACGCCCTTGCTTCATGGTAGTGCGGATATCATGACCGTCTGCACGCAACTCGCTGATACGGGCGCTGACGTTCTTGATCTTGAAGAAGGTCTGGGCCTGAGCAGTGCTCAGTGTGCGGTTGGTGTCGCGGTTGAAGTATTCCAGGATGCGGGTGCGAACTGGGGTACGGGTAGAAGTTGTCATGTTTTGCTCCATTGTTTAAATATCATGCCGCGCATGATATCCAAGGTTATGTTAACCTTGTGTGAAATTCAACCATGTGCCAGGATCTTGTTGCCGATAAATACCTGATGCGCGAACACCAACTCTATTCCCTAGACCAAATCCGAGAATATATCTCGCCCTTTTTGAAATTCTGTCAGCAACATCTGGGCCTGGATCGCATGCCTCGTGTGACGTTGGTGAAAAAACTGTCGGGCATGGGTGATCAGTCCACTTTTGCCTATTACAACACTCGAGAAAACAGTGTGAGAGTCAGTTATGAAAACCGTCACATAGCCGATGTGCAGCGCAGCCTGGCTCATGAACTGGTGCATGCCCGACAGAATCAACTGGGTCAATTGGGGCGTGACAGCGGCAAAACAGGCAGCCCGCAAGAAAATGAAGCCAACAGCGTGGCTGGCGAAATCATGCGCATGTGGGCCCGCGAAAATCCCGACCTTATGAAATAAAATCCCAATCTCCGCTGGTATAGCCATTTGTATTGGGCTATATAATAGAAAGCAGGAGCATAGACATGGCATTTGAATCCAAAAACTTTCGCAAAGTTCAGCGAGTGGGCACCAACACTTGGTGGCAATACAACACTCTTGAGGACACCGCCAGAACCGTCAACACACGAGGCTATTTTGAAGATGTGCGTGAACGCTTTGCGGTGGGCGATTGGATTTTTTGCACCAACAGCGACAAAGGCTGCATCCTTCATGTAAACGAGATAGACCCCCTGGAGATGAATGCCACATGAACGCATGGCTTGGAGATCTGCTGGAAGCTCATTTAATAGTGGCAGGGGGAGTTCATCCAGGTCGAGCTTCTGACATTGTGGAAAGTTTGTTGCGACTATTGGAGGAACGTCACATGGCAGTAGTTCCCACGTTTTTAAGTGATGAAATGTTTGAAGCACTGCGGGCCTTGGATGCAGGCGCTATATATCAGGAAAAAAGTCGCGATTGGTCTGTGGCAGTAAATGCATATAGGCAGCTATGCTTGACATCTCACGGCAACATGTTACCATCCCATCATGAAAATACACGTATGTCAACGCAGTGTAGTGAGTCGCAGAACCAGTAAACTGGGCGTAACTCATATTTTGAGTTTGTTGGATCCTGGCCGACGACCTTTTCTGCACCCCAATTTCAATCGCGAAAACTGGTTATTGCTTCATTTTGAAGATAACCTGGACGAGCACGAAATCAACAGCCCCACGCCCCAGCATGTGAAGAAAATCTTAGATTGGGGAAGAACTCTGCCTGCCGATGCTGTGGTATTGGTTCACTGTGAAGCAGGTGTAAGTCGCAGCACGGCGGCTGCGTTGGCATTATGGGTGCAGCACTTGGGAGTCCAATGTATTGACCAAGCTATCTCGCTCCTACTGGCAGACCGACCGTTTGCCTGCCCCAATCCCCTTGTCACAAAATGGGCAGATGAGCAGCTGGGATGCCATGGTGAACTGCATGAAAAAGCGGAACGTGTGGCAAATTCAAAAATCTTTCAGATGCTGTCATAGCAGTTGACTTGCATGCAATACCGTGTTAAATTGCCTTTGTAACTAGTGATACAACAGGAGCATATCATGCAGTATTTTCGACGCGACAACCGAATCTACATCAGCAACGCCAGCTTGCAAGACATCAGCAATTTGGAACGCATTGCTCCCCTGGGCCAGGCGTGTATTGCCAGCCCGCGGCAGGTTGATGTTTACTACACATTGCCGGATCTTGCCGAAGTTCGATCGGCGCTTACCAACGTGAGCAAGGCAGCCTAGCCATGATGCACCTTCTGCATGCGGGCTTTACTACCACAAACACACGTCCCCGCAAAACAACAAAGACTCCTGCCCAGGTCAAGGCTCAACAGGAGCACGAGGCCTGGCTGCGCAAGCAGGGGGTGCATATGGACCAACTGGCTCAAAAACTCACGAAAAAGTCTAGCAGCTTTAGAGACACTGTGAAGCCAGTGCAGCCCGGCGCCGAATGCAGCAATGGGTTTGCACCTGGTGGTGCCAAGAAATCGGTGTTTGACAGCGAATGGCAGAAGACTTACAAGAACGACCCCGACATGGCCCAGCGTGAACGCATGGCTCTGGAAAAAGCTCGAGCTTTGAAAGGGCAGCTTACTCCCTTGTATAACAAGGGACCTGTGATGCTTGCTACTCCTGGTCACGATAGCAAAGGTGGAAATGGCCGCGGCAGGACTACATAAATATCTCCACATAGGAGATATCAATGAAAGATCTAATAGTTGCACTGAAAATACTGTTTGCCAGCAACTTTGTGTTGTATTTGAAAACCCACGGGGCACATGTCAATGTCACAGGCATGTTCTTTCCTCAGCTACACGAGTTGTTTGGCGGCCAGTATGAGGATCTTCAAGACCAGATCGACACCATAGCAGAGAAAATTCGCCAACTTGATGAGTTTGCGCCCATGAGCATGACAGAAATTATGCAACAAAGTGCAATAGACGATTTTGCCGGCTCGGCCGATGCTCGCAGCTATCTCAGCATGTTGGAAGCTGACCAGGAAAAGATGTTGGTGATCTTGCATCGTGCATTTGAATTGGCAGATCGCATGGACCAGGACGGCATCTCAAACTATCTGCAAGATCGCATGGACCGCCACGGCAAGAATCGCTGGCAGCTTAGAGCCACTCTGCAAAGATAGTTCTGAACCATTTGACATCACATATATAAATAACACATTCTTGGGACCTGTGCCAGTCACAGGTCCACTCTTTAGTTGGGGGATACACCATGGTGGGATTTGTTACAGAGGACAGCAACATTTATGCCGGAAAGCACTTGTTGATTGATTTGTATGATTGCCAATATAACGCATTGATTGATGAAATAGAATCAGTCATGGTGGATGCATGCTTGGCAACTGGGGCAACTGTTCTTTTCCATTACGCCCATCCCTTTGAAGGAAATGGCAGTAGCGGAGCAGTGATTTTGGCCGAAAGCCATGGCACATGGCACCAATGGCCAGAGCACAACTTTATCGCCATAGATATCTTTGTTTGCGGAGAATGCGACCCCACACTGGCTGTCCCCATACTGAAATCACTATTCCTTCCCAAGGTGGCTGATGTTAGATTGGAAAAGCGTGGGCTTCAAGCTGTTCTTCATACAATGTGATATTGCCGTTTTTGTTTTGATTGACTCGGCGAATCTCGGCATGTGGCTAATGTGAGCCTTATCGGGATCAGATCTGCCAGTTCCCTGTAGACGTTTGACATTGGCCGTCCGTATGCTATCATGGAATCAACATAAAGGAACATGCCTATGAAAATCCTATGGATGGGAAATCTAATCCGTACCGATGTTCACAACAACCAGCTCAACAAGCCCGGCTACACTCAAGTTCGTAACAGACTGTGGGGCATCATTTACCAAGACTCGGTTAGCCTGGGCAGGTATGCCTACACTGCACAATGTGAAGTGGGTGGAGTTTGGGAGCTTCGCAAGTTAACCTGCTATCGACCCCGCCATAGCTGGACCGATTGCTGTAGAACCATCAGGTGGAAAATGTCAAACCATCATTTCCATAGTTTGATACCCAATGACGTCATCAGCAGCAGCAGAAGTTTACGTTATTTAGACAATGCGCATGAGCAGCATGATTGGGAAACTGCCTTGAAAGAGTTCAACGCCGATGCCTCGGACAGACTTCGTAGCAGTTGGATGATGCACTTGTTGAAAACCGCCCACTGTGAGATTTGAAATTAATGTGCCATGTCAGTATAACTAAATCATGAAGATAAAAAACACTACCCGAACTTGGTATGGAAAGTATGCCTTCAAAGCATTGCTTGCCGAGAAATCCCATGGTCCTGTAAGAGACTGGTTAAAGAATCGGGGGTGCCAACATGTGATTCGCAGATACCGCCATCGCTGCGTCATGATTTTCCTGGAAAATCAAGACGACATGGATCAACTGGTCATGAAATTTGCGCCGTCGTTGAAAGAACAGTATCGACCTGTATCTGCAACTGTGGAAGACTTTATCAAGACTAATACCCATGTGGAAATTCGCAAACAACTTCTCTACAAAAAGTTCCGCCACAAGGTTTATTTTAAATACGAATGGCTTAGCCGAGGGACACCTTCCATGGAAGAGTTTGTGCAAAAACATCTCCATGGGCGTAACGATTACACCTACAATGTAGACTGGTTCATGCTTAATCAAAGCTACCAACCAGCGGTATACTTGGCGCATGACAGCGACCTCATGATGCTGAAAATGTGTGTGGAACCCCACAACATTGTGAAAATCACCACCATCAAATTGCAAACTGAATTGTGATCTGTAACTGTTATCTGTTTATTCCCTGAACTGCTGCGCAGCAAGAAGTTTCGGTCTTTCTGCCAAAGAATAAATATTCCATATGATAACACCTCCACAATGGCTCAGCGCCCCGCAGCTTGGTTCCTATAGCCAAGACCACAGCTTCTACATCAACCCCATCGTATTGACTTGGATCTCAGAGAGCGTCACTACCGTGTCGTTGTTAAACGGTGCCTTGCCTCAGGGCATGTACTGGGTGCAAACCGGTGAAAAAGAAATTAGTGTGTTTGGTGAGGCTGCCAATTTCACAGCCGCCGTGTCGGCACAGTTCACCTTTAGAGTGGTGGACTCCTGGGGATTCATTGCCGACCAAACCTTCTTCATATCCATCACACCCGCTGTTATGTCGCCCAGCTGGGATGGCCAGCCGTCTTTCCTCGGCTATCATGTGCAGGGACAAACGGAAACCTATCAGCTCACAGCAACCACAACTGGCACTGAGCCCATAGTTTACAGTTTGATATCTCCAGCGCCGGGTCAAAGCATCAACAGTGTTACCGGTGTTCTGACTTTGGATCCCAGCGCTGCTATATTGGTGCCTGCTATATCCACTGTCACAGTCAACGCACGGACTGGCACAACTAGCAGATCAATCCTAGTGAACTATCACACTGTGAGAAGCTACGATCCGCCCTATTTTATTACTCAGCCAGGCGAAATATTGGTGATTGCTCCAGGCGAATATGTTGAATATGTGTTTGACGCATACAGTCCTGATCGCAGTAATGTGACCTTCACTGGGGGTGGTATACCCCACTCCTACACACTGACCCACAAAGGACTGCTGACTGGTGTGGCTGCTGCCACAAATCAACTTCAGACGTTCACTGTGACCATTTCAAATGTCCATGGCAGCCGAACACAAAGTCAACAAATTCTGGTCAGTAGTGCAAACAGCTATCAAATACAATTCAACAACACTAATCCTGATTTGGGTAGTTGGCAGA